ATAGAACATAAACACTGGTACGTTTGCGGTAAGGTCTCCAGCAGCAATATTCACAAAAGTACCGTTACTATTTTTTGTGATGTTTTTAGTCGCCAAGCCACTGATCGCCAAGGTCGAGGCACCAGTATTTGAGTTCTGCGGAACAAGCGTGACAAGTTGGCCAAGAGCATAGGCGGTTATTGCGGGGTCTGGGGCAATAACATAAGCGTTTACACTGCCAGTGTCTGCGGCAAAGTTGATCAGACGCTCTGCGTTGGATCCCGTGGACACTTGAATGTTATCGTAATTCCAAACGGCTCCGCTATTGGCATCCGCAGCGGCTTGGGTAGGGTACAGCGCCAACTTACACTTCTTTTCAACGTGTGGAATAATTACCGAACCACCAGAAGACACGTAACCAGCGGCATTTAGAACAAAGCTCGTGGCCGTTGTAGCTCCGGTAAAATCCGTTGCCATTGGGATAACAGTGTTTGTTTGAGCGTCATAAGCCTTAAGTACAGCTCCCGAATAAGGGAGACCGCTAGAGTTTACGTATTGCCGAGGCATATATTCTAATGGGAACCAAGTCATTTATTTTTCTCCTTGATAATTTTTAGCTGTTCTTTACGCAAATTTACGAGAGAGTCGTCACCTTTACCCTCAACGACATTTCTATAGACAAGCCCATCGTACCCATTTTTCTCAAGGGCATCTCTCAATAACTCAAAGCCTGCACTATTACTCCGCATCCCTTTTACGATATTCTCATATTGTTCGTTCGTAATACCTTTGGCTCTTCGAGCTGCAGCAGCAAGTTCAATGGCACCTTCCAATCCCCCGTCATCTTCAATTCGTAGCGGATTTTTAATGTTATACTCGATCGTGTACAATTGACCTTTACCATCCTTATATTTCGCACCCAAGCGTTCAGACGCTGACTTTTTAGTCCCGATATGTGTGAAAGACTTAAATTCACCTATATCTTTCGCCCCGCCATGGTAAGCAAGAAGCTGATCACCTATCGTGGCTTTGGGCGAGGCTGTGTTTCGCGACCTCCGTAGTTCTTGATTTCTTTAGCCAAATCTCTTGCTTGTGCGTTGGTTAATCCGAAAGTTTTCGCACGCTCGATAAACTTATTCTGCGAAATTTCACCATCAACAAGTTTCTTGCGAAGATTGTTAAACTCTTGAGCCTTAATTCCAACAAGAGAATTTTCAAGCTTCATTACTTGGCTTGGCGGTGTCTTTGTAGCTGCGCCGCTTAAATCTGCGCCCTCTGCAGGTTGCTTGTTCATCAGACGTTGAGCGATGTTGGTCTGTTGCTCTGTCATAGGTAGTGCAGACATTTTATCGGGAGCCGCTAATTTCAAAGGCGCTGTTTTGTCGATAACACCTTCAGACGGAAGCGTTCTCTGTAGGTTTAACTTGCGCTGAGCTTGCTTGATCTGCGTATCTGTCATTGGCGGCAGAGCTATTTTATCGGGAGCCGCAAGACGTAGCTGCTCTGGATATTCAGGCTTAGGAATATCGACATCCCGCAACTTTGACATCAAATCTTTACCCAAAGCCTCTTGAACTTTGACGCCACGCTTAGCTATAGCGGCGGCATTGGCACTACGCGCAGCCATACCAGCTACCTGAGCCCCAGCTGCCGCAGGTATGTTTCCAGTGGAACCAAGCACGATAGCCGTAAGTCTGCTAGTTAATGGGCCAAGCAATTCAGCGGTCATTCCTGGAGTAGCTGCTTTTTTCAAAAGTTCTTTGGCTTCAGATGGCCAACCTTTTAGATTTCCATTTTCAATGTCCATATACAGTTTTTTGTAGCCGTTCTGATACGCGGCTTCTGGATTTTTCGAAAGGCTTGCCCGCAAGGCGACCTCTTCCAATTCCTTGACGCGCATCTTTGCAGCCCAAATGTTACGACCATTAACCAATGCATCATTTCCGGCAGTATCAACTTCGTCAACAATCTGACGCAATTTTCTTTGAATTTTCTGTAATTCAAGACCGTTAGCTGTTACGCTTCCGGTTTCTGGATTTACAAAAGCTGGAGAGTTAATTTTAGCAGAAAGATTTCTGTCGATGTTTTCAATGTCTTCTAAAGTCATATTCTTACCAGAGTTACCGCTGAACTCATCTAAAGCGTTTATAAGTTGATTTTGTTCTGCAGTGTATTTGCCGCTTGGCAAGGGCTTTGGTAGAGCTTGTTTAATCGAGCTGTCTAGTTTATCGCCAACTTGCTTAGCGTCAAACTTAGCACCAAGATACCCAGCTGTGTCGTAGTTTTGACCAGCCATCTTATCTAGTTCTTCAGTACCCAACAATTTTGGTTTTTGTGGTTTTGGAACCATGCTTTTTGTAAGCGCAGCATCTGAGGAAGCGTTCACTGTGTTTCTTAGGAGCTTTGTACCCGCAGCCAAGCCTGTCGTTGTCCCCACAAGGTTAGCGGCTTGACCAGCTGCCTTTATATTTCTTGCGGCGCGTGGATATTGCTTGCTAAACAAGTCAATGCTTTCTGGGATACCTTCACTTAAAGTTTTCCCAGTACCATCTGGAAGCTGACCAACAAAGTTAACAGCAGCTCCGATACCTTCTTTAACAAACTCAGGCGTGACTGTGCTAATTGCCTCAGCCACAGGATCCACAAATAGCTGTGAAGCCGTTGCCATAGTACCTTGGTATAAAGTTTCAGGCTTTGTCTGTTGTCCAGAAGCTCCCGCTTGACGAATGCCCTGAATTTCCTGTTCACGTCTAGCATAGTTTTCTTTTAAGCGGTCAGTAAAGCCTCCGGCCTCGACAAGTCTAGCACGGCTTCGCCAGTCCGAACCTTGCGTCGGTTGCTGCTGTACGGGTCTAGCTCTGGAACGCCAATCAGATGTTGACGCTGGTTGCGGCGCGGTTGTTGGCTTCGCAGGAGGTAGCGTTTGATATTGATTAACACCCTGACCTGAGGCTCTTTGTGCAAGAATAGCCTGTCGGCTTTCTTCCATTGGATCCATTGGGACAGGTCGAGATCTATTTCGCCAATCACTCATTGAGGTTGAAATCCTTCTGCAATTGCTGCTTGTAAGTCTGCGGGATCAATTTCCATGAAACTTCCAGTTTGAGGATCAAAGCCGCGGATCATACCGCTACCGCCTACTGGAGGAGGGCTCATAGGAGGTACAGGTTTTCCAGCTCTTCGAGCTAAGCTTTGTATTTCGGAATACTTAGACTCAATGAAAGCTTTAAGAACAGCATCTTTTTCCTCAGGAGATGCTTCAGGATCTCCCAAAGTAACTCTGAGTCTGTTACCTTCTTCAACAGTAAAGGCTGCACCAAACGTCTGACGCAGCAAAGGCAACACTTCATTGTCCACCGTGGAAATGTATTCTTTTCTAGCCACGGCTCCTTCAGGAACTTTGGCGCCAAGCTGTCTTGCAACAGAATCTACTGCTTGACCGCCTTTTGTATAAGTTGCTGTCTTACCCAAAGTGCTCAATTTGTTTACAACATTAATGAGGGAAGGTAACTGAGCTTCCATGGCTTGTAGTTTTGCATTACTAACGCCAAGCTCTGTACCTTCAACTTGAGCCGCGGCCTGATTACGTTTAAAATCTGGCATGTCTTCAGGCTTAGGAGTTACTGGAAAAGATGTAAGTGGAGGAGCTGCTGGGTTTGTAGGGTTTGGGAAAACTTTAGTACCACCAAGATCTACAACTGGATTTGCTCGCTTCATAGTTAAATACTCAGTTCTTTGTTCAGGAGAAAGACTATTATAATACTGCCATTCTTGAACGTTTGATGGCGATTCAGAAGAATTAAGAATACCGTAAACTTGACCAGCAGCAATAAGACCATTAACATTATTTCTCAACTCGTCAATACGACCACTGCGCAACATATCTGAAGCTGCGTCAGTTTCTTGTGTATCAACATTCTCACCAACACCCATACGTCCTAGTAAAGACTGCTTACGACGCATTAAAAGATTATTAGCGCCATCAAGATCATTATTATCTAGAAATGATTTAAGTTGAACAGCACCAGCAATTGTGCTTGACAATCTTGATTTTTCTCTGGCGTCTAGATTATCGTAATGCTGTCGTAAAATCTGCTGCGTGGACATTTCGTTTCGGAAGCTTTGATCAGTAGCTTGATTAATTGGAGTTGCTGTGTCAAGACCTTGAACAGAAAGTGAGATGTTTGGATTGGTCATGTTTATTTCCTTTAACGATAAATGACAGAACTGTTGCCGTATTGCCCACGCATATTATTCAGCGCAAGTAAAGTGTTGAGTTGGTTTTGGTAGCCGCTTGTATAAGCGTTCTGAGCACCTACTTGACCAGCTGCTCTGACCGCACCTTGCTGACCGTACATTCCGGCAACGCCACTTGCCGCTCCGGCACCAGTATCAACCTGACCCTGTAACCTTCTCACATCACTGTTAATAAGACCTGTACCAAGGTTTAAAAGTTCCTGCTGAAGAGCCTGAGCCGTACCACCTGAACCAACCTTACCAACAGCGGCGCGGTTAGCGAGTAGTCTGCGCTCAGCATCTGCTGCCAATGATGTGTAGAGCGGATTATTTCTGATGTATTCCGCAGGGTTGCTTTCAATGCTTCTGATACGGTCAGCGGCCTCAGAACCAAGTTGCGTATATGGGCGATTTTCAGCAATACCGCGATCAATAGCCGCAGCCTGAGTGTTTGCTGATTTTTCAGCTGTCCTTGCTTGCGATTGAGTCATGGCTTGATTACCCAAAGCAAGTAGCCAACGCGAAGGATCGTTGTTGTTATCTGAGCTTCCTGGAATACTAGCTCCAGGAACACTAGTGCTTTGAGTAAGTCCTGAAATAGTGTTTCTAATGGCGTTCATACCGCCGCCACTAGCAACTCCTCTGATGCCTGAACCGGCCAACGAAACTCCCGGAGGAGCCCAGTTAATAGTTTGACCAGGAGTATTCCAAAGAATACCACCAGCAGCTGGCGTACCCATAATATTACCTGCAGCACCTGCCCCCATGTATCCTGTAAGTGCTCCAAGAGCCGCACCTTTAATACCGCCACCACCTATAGCACCGCCTGCTGCACCACCAATCGCAGCTCCTACTGGCCCAAAAAATGAACCGGCAATAGGAAGCGCAACTTGTGCGATAGTTTTTACAGCATTACTCATTGAGTGCTCCTTTTATATTGATACATGTGAATTTCACCTACGATCGGCATGTTTTCTAGATAACCAACTTTCCTAAGAACGCCTTTCTTAGCAAAGTGTTCAAAGAATTTAATTTGATCTTTTTGAACGGTTAAAAGTATTTCTCTGGATTGAGCTAAGAAGTTCATAGCCCATTTAAAGTTGACAACCCTATTGGCTGGCGTTGTCCAAGGAAACCAAGTTACGTGCGGCTCCGCAACGTGTTCTGTTCCGGCAAGATCTAAAACACAAGCTGGTCCAAAACCATATTTCGTGTTCCCGTAACCAACAAACCTTTCGCTTACAACCACTGGAGTAAAGTCAATGCCGGAAAGAGCCGCAGCGTAAAGTATAGTTGAATGTTTTTCAAAGCTGTAAAGTTCTAAACTATGCACCAACGATGTACGAGCTAATCGCACCCTCCCAAGTCACGTCGTTATTGACTGCCCCTTCAACGGTAACCACTGCATCCGACCCCAAAGTCGAAAAGCCAACGTTCCAAGATCCTTGATCTTCGCCGCCGTATAAGTTTGGAGTGGCAATTCCTGTAAGTACGCCAGCGACGTTCTTATAGGCTCCTGTAAGGACGTAAAACGCGCTATCTCCAGCCGCTCCAGCACTTCCCCCAGTTCTACGAGCTACAATCATAGCTTGGATCATAACCGTTTTACCATCGGGAACTGGAACCCGCACCAAACCCGTTGTGGCTGCGTCCGTTGTTGTTATCTTTGCTGTGGTCTTAATGCTATAGACGTTTGTCCAAAGCTGATAGATTGTAGTCACTAAGGACGAAAAGAAAGCGTTCTTAAGCTTATCCGTCGCAAACTCAGCAGGGATTTGGAGTGGAGGTGGTCTAAGACTGATTGTCATATGCAAATATCCATGTCAATGCTAGCGCTGAAAATTGCCCAATATATTGGATCACTTACACGCAGACGGATAACTAAATTTTTATAGCGACCAAGGCCAGTTGTCATCACGGTTACGCGTTCACCAAGTTTACCACAACGCAAGAACCTTTCCGTCCCAAAAGTTTTGCCGTTGTCTTTTGAGAACGAAATAGCTATTAGTGGGTCAGAGCCTTGACCAGAAACAAGACCAACGCCCGTCTCAAGGTTTAATTCCATACTCACAAGCTCGAACTCTTTATTTGGCACTCCAAATATTTCACTGTGGATAACTGCACTATCTCTTGTCCGGATAATAGCATTACCGTTGTCGGTATAAGTTTCTGAAGCAAGTTCATATATGTTTGCAGAGGCGTAGTCTGCCACCAAAACTTTACCAAAAACTGTTACAGAGCTGTTGGCTATTGCGCGACCTTGCGTTCCAGCACCCCATTGGAACCACTCACCACCGACAGGATAGACCCATGTAATATTTTCAGTAGGGAACGTGAGCTTGTAAAACCACTGACCCTGAAGTTGAAACGTAAAGCCAATAGCGTCTGACTTATTTGTGTATTTAGCAATTATCGCTGTAAGTTCTGGAGTAGAAATTGGCACACTTACAGCGGATGTTCCGCCCGTGATACTATGAACTTGATTATCCGAACCTAGTATAAACACATAGTCAGGTGTTTCAGCAACTGAGTGAATAGCTCCGACGCCTATGTTAAGCACACCGCCTTGAATTTTATCGAATGGAGGATTGCCGGTGCCGGAGTTCCACCACAGTTCTATTGTTTCACGTCCCATCAGATACAAAGTATCTCGGTAAGTGTACACTCTCAGCAGATCGTCAGAGTTGCTTTCTGCAGAGGCGTTGTTCAATCCGTTAATCGTTCCTGGAAGACCTACGTCAGAAACGTCAAATCCTTGACCAGTTCCGGCATCGTAAATAGCTTGGCTGTTTAACACTGCTACACTATTTGGTGTGCCAAGATTGGGGCTGGTGTTTTGAACTAGAGTTGTTCCATTCCATATATAGACTAAACCAGCGCCATTTGTTATTACTACCTGAGAACCAACAGCAGCAAAAATGCAACGACCTGATCCTGGAATTGTACCACGATCGGTGTGCGTTCCATCAGAGGCCACAGTGAAGAGCGAAGTGCCACTGACTTTATACAGAATTCCTTGATTGACAAACATCCCACGGTCAGCTCCTCCTGAGCGAGTAACAAAAGGCTTAAGTCCGTAGAACGGAACAAGCACATAAGGACTACGCGCTTTTTGATTTGGCTGCTGAATTTGCGGCCAAAAGTTGCGCGTCACCTGCTTCGAGAGATCCCTCGATTTATGCTGGTAGTCGCCACCTGTTAAATTTAAACTGACCCGCATTAAAACCCAGCGTCACTGTCTCTTGAGGTGTATTCTGGAACAGCAAGTTCGGCAAGGTTAGCCATCGCTACACTTCCGTTTGGACCTGCGTCTTCTTTAATTCTAAGATACCGGCTTTCGGGTACGCTATAACTTACCAGAAGTTTCTCGCACATCATTTGTACAAAGTAAGGGACTAGCTTATTTGGAACATCTGCAGTGACGACCCAAGTAGCTAGTCCCTTTTCTTTCAGGCGTTCATATGTCTCGTCGAAAGTCGCGTCAATGCGAGCTTGGTCTTGAGCTTCTGGCGCTTGACCAATCGGTATGATGTAAAGTTCTTCAGCTACGCGTTGACGGATTTCGGCTTTAGTGGACATAGATTACTCTCCTAGATGCTTCTTTGTGTATTTTGCATTGAGGATCTGATCTTCAGCGCGGCGACGTTCAAAAGCTGCCTTACCTTCTTGATCAATTTTATGGAGAACTTCTTGATCGACTTTACCTTCAAAGAACGTAGCCATTCCTGGAAGCTTCATCAGAAGTTCTGTGTCTGTGACAAGTGTCAATTCGCCGCGAACAAATTTTTGCTTACCCATTAAAGTGATAACATATGGAGAATCAGCACCAGCGCCAATGTACGTAAAGTATCTACCTTTTGGTTGTGGAACTTGAATTTCTTCGATGTCTTCTACCGAATCTTCAACTTCCAGGATTTCGATTTCTTCATCATCTTGTTCTACGTGGTTACGATTTTTTCTGCTCATAGCTTGTTTTTCCTGAGAATGTTAGGGTTAAAAGAAATAGCCAGCCCAGATAGGGAACTGAGCTGGCTACGTAGTAATCTTAGTCAACGGTAACGGCAAACTCAACCAAAAGATCTGAGGATGAGTTCAGTGTAGCACCGCCAGTTGTGCCGTACACGTCAATTTGACCACCTGGATCGGACGACAGACCAGCGATCTCCCACAACATACGACCAGCGTTTGCTGCTCCTGGAATGCTTACACGACCAGCTGTAGCAATCGAAGTTGCTGCCAACAATGCGGCTGGTACTGGAGCTCCAAAGTTATTATTTACTGAAGCTAGTCCAAGGGCAAGAGTTGTAGAAGCAGCATTAGCACTATTTTGCAAAGCTGAAATGCCGTGTAAACGAGTGTTAGAGTCAAATCGGCCAAAGAAGATAGTCGAAGCTACAACCAACGCTCCTGGGTTACGATAAGAACTAATCACTTTTAGATTTGGACCATCTCCTTTGTTCGGTACAGCGTCGAATGCTGCACGTCTACGAGTGGCCAATTGAGTATAATTTACGTCAACCATTTAAGTACTCCTTATATTTGTTAAGAGAAGAGAGCCTGAGTTGTTACACCCAGGCTCAATTCATTAGGCGTCAACAGCCGCAGAATGGAACGAAGTAACCATGCCGTGCTGTTTGTTGTTGAAGAAGATCTTCTTGATGTCATGCTTAGCTGTGATACCAACACCGTTCAGATGTTCGTAGTCATCTTCGTTACGTAGTTTGAACGAAGCATCCTTACCACGACCAAAGCAAACAGCTTGAGCTCCGCACAAGAAGCCGATACCAACGCGAGAGCCAGAAGCGCCAGCAGTTCTCAAGTTGTCAGCTGCCGCGTTCGCACCCCAGACTCCATCCCAAAGACCGCCGCCAGAAGCGTTGTCAATGAACTTGTCAAGATCAGGAACTTCTTTGATGATAACGCTATCCCACAAAAGATCACCACCACCGAAGAGAGGGTTATCTTTGAAGTCTTTTTCACGTGGGCGAGCATCTTTGTTAGCTGCTACGATAGTAGCATCAGCTCTCAGGTCGCGGAAAGCAAAGCTACCTAAGAACAGAACATACCAAGGTTCATCTTCGTTAACCATGACAGGGCGAATAAGAGGATTTGCTTGCATAGCCATACGCTTCAGCTGAGACACCATCAAAGCACTCATCTTATCGTTAGTTGTATCGATCGTTGCGAGTGAGGTTGTATGGTCACCAGACGTGGTGTTTGAACGTGCAATACCGTACAAGATACGATCGACGTTCGCGGCTTGCCAAGTGTCAAAGTTAGCAGCGGAAGCAGCTGCAGAACCTTTGGCACCCGAAGCTTCTGTTCCACCATAGTTACGGTAGGTTCCATCAGCTTGAATTGCACCCATTGCCTGAATAATCTGGTCACGCTTCAATTCCATGATCCAGTTTTGCAGAGCAGGGCGAGCTTCTTGGTACAGATCAAACTCGGACTTTTCCTTTTCTTCGTTGTCGATCAAGACACCGTTACGAAGATGAGTAGGTTCAAAGGTAAAGTCAAAGTTGCTCAACGACTCTTCGTTACCAACGAGGGAAGTTGAACCACGAACACCAGCACTTGACAGTTTACCGATCAAAGGGATCGATTTGCGGCGAATGTTTTTGTTCGTTTGGATGATGGCGTTTTCAGTAGCACCGATATACGGGCCAAAGCGACCATCGCGAACGTAAACGCGATTTACCTTTGCCTGAAAATCAGTGACTCTATTGCCAGCTGAGATAGATGAGAGTGACATTTTCTATTTCCTTTTTACTGTTAAAGAGCACCTTTAAACAGATCATCTTCAGTATCCGTATCATTGGACTTCCGAACATTCCTGTTTGGAGATGCATTTGTTGTACGATTTAGGTTTGGTACCCTTAACGTAACATTTTCTTGGGGCTTCTTTACAAGTTGCGTTGCTGTCGTTGTCTGCGCAGGCTGAGCTGTCTTTGATTTCTTCCATTCTTGGAATTGCTTCCAGTCATCGGAATTTTTCATCTCAGAAAGTTCCCTGATTTCTTTATCCTTCTTTGCCAAATCGTAAGCCATCTTTGCTGGGAGTTTGTGATTTCCAACAATAGTATTGAGTTCAGGATTGGACTTAGCCATTTCTTGAAAGTGCTCAATCATATCATCGTAGTCCGCAAAAGCCTCGCTCATAATAGCTTTAGAAGTTTCAATCCGGATATGTCTATCGTATCCATCAGGATCAGTAGCTCGATCCGGAACAGGTACGGCAGAAAGTTCAGCAAGTTTCCGTTCAGCAGCTTCCCATTTTGAAGTTACATCTTTAAGGGCCGCTTTAAAACGAGTTTCCGGTATCATTTTTTCTTGTACCGTAGTGTCTCCATCGGCGGCTGGCGACTCCGCATCTTGTTCGCCCTGTTGTTCTGAACCTTTGGTTCCCTCGGTCTCGGCTTTGAGTTCCGTACTTTGGTCATCGGCCGCCTCTTCTGTTGTTATTTCAGCTTCTGAGGTTGTGGTAGGTTCATCATTGAAGACATCATCGTTTTGTTTTGTATCAGACATGCTAGTTTCTCCTCGCCCGATATAAGCGGCGTCCTTATTTCGCCCGATCCTCGGCGGCAGGTTGCACGATATGTGCCGTAGTGCCTGTCTAGCGGCGACCTAAACTATTACGCCCGAATAGTGTAAAGTTTAAAATACTTAAACGTTCAGAGCGTCAATCTGCGCTTGTTTTTCGGCTATTTGGCGCGTGACTCTTAAAACCAACAAAGCGTTTCTAGCTTCAAGATTTGTCTTTGCCGTCGTCAATTGCAAAAGTTCTGCTTGTAGAATTTCTAAATCGTTCATGGTTATTCTCCTTTAAATGAATGACAGGCGAACCCAATTCGCTCCGTCTGATTGGACTGTGATTGTGCTGTATTGTGAAGCAAGTGAACGTGTTGTAGTTCCGTCAATAGTTTGGCTAGAGGTTGTAGCCACGGTAACGGCATTAGCCGATGAGTCTGTTTTTTTAATCACGTAAATTCTACCGGTTGCGCCTATCGCTGTCGGTAGCGTTATTGTTCTGGCTGCGCCCGAAGCATTGACCAAAATTGTATGATCTCCCACGCCTGCTGTGATGCTCGTGCTTGTAGATAAAACTCTCGTGCCAAATGAGCCCGCTGTGTGAAGTGTAGCACCAGAGCTATTTGTGGAACCTCCAGCAATAATACGGCCCGCTGCGTCAATACGCGCAACTACTGACGATACGACTAGGAATTGTGCAAGATCCGCTGTTTGACCGGATGCACCAATCACTACAAGCGGGTTTGCATTAATGTCCTGTGTGGATCCCAATACTTGTGGGGCCCGTATGGACATATCAAACAACCATTCTCCGTCACCGCAAGTGATTGTTTGCAGAAAAGTGGTTGAAGGTGAGAATAGAGAAATTGAATCCCCACCCGGTCCTATCCTGAAAATATCTGAATCAAGGATATAATCGTAAACCTGAAAAAGTGGCTGTCCTCTTGTGATACCAGAATTAATTTCTCCGTAAAACAACGGCACGTCTGCGGTATTTGCTCTAGATTCTATAATGCCAAGGCCGCCACTTGCAGGAGTTGCTTCACCAAGGCTTAAATTGACATAGCCGGACGCTGTGTGAAAATCTTGAAAAGTAAAATATTGATTTGTATCTAACCCGGAAGAAACAGTGTCAACGTAAACAACGCCATTATTATTTAACGGGTTAATCCCACCAGTGCCACCTTTTGCTATCGGTAACACACCAGTTATAGCTGCAACCGAATGAGTATGTCCGGGGTTTGAAGACGCGGGGTTTTTTAAAAGATAATCCAAAGAGGTCGTGACCGCGCTGCTGTTAATACCGACCTTCGCCTGCAATGCTTCAATAGCGTCGTTTGCGTTCGCGTGCTGCGCGGAATGGCTGACAACGGATACGTCATCCGTTGGTGCCGGATTTGTAAGTGCGTCTAAACTTGTTGGAAAGTTTGTCGGCATTAACGGCGACGCCTCCTAAAAGTAGTGATAAACTCATAGACCGCGTTGCCAAGATCGTACAGCAGCCCAGCTCTGTCATATTTAATTCCTGGCTGGTCGTACTTCCAAGACATTACGCAAACTTCGCTTTAAGTTGGGCAATTTCTTGCTCGATTTTTAGCTTTTCAGCAATTAGAGCGTCGGTCTCTGATTTTAAATCCACCAACTCTTTGAGTCCAGCAGCAACTCTAGCTTTGACATGCTTAAGTTCAGTTTCGTTACTTTCCGCAATAGCGGCTTCTCTATTCTTAGCGTTGTCGATCAAAGCTTTTGCCTGAGCCTTAGCTTCAGATACGATTTCATCCGCTAATTTTTTGCTTGTCTCAACCATTTCGGCTGCTGCGTCTGCTTCGCGTTCAACGGATCTAAGCTTTTTGGTCTGTTCCTGTATTTCGGCCACCAAATGTGCAATATTTGACTCGTGCGAAAGACGTTCGTTAAACATCTTCTCGACGGCTGAAATCATGTCAACGGTATTAGACAAGAACTTCTTGACTTGAAGTTCTTTTTCAATATATTGCTTGAGTGTTTCAAGTTCTTCTTTTGTAATTTTCTTCATTGTAAGTTACCTCTTCCGACAATAGCAATATAAATATCAGTGTTGGAGTCTCCACCCGTAAGCTCAGGCATCAAGGCCAAAACGTTTGCATGGATTGTCCGTGGTCTTCCGTTTGCGATCTGAGTGATCAACGTATCAAAGGCATCAGTGATCGTTTCAAACGAAGCAAGTGCTGGATCATTAGATCCTTTGAGCGAAACGCTTGCACTACCGCCCCAAACTCCAAAGATATGGAACGACTTATCAGAAAACCGAGCCGCGAGCAACGGAACTGCGGTATCGCCTTGTCTTAAACGCCAAAAGCCTGCAAGATCTCCGGCTCTAAGGCTCTTATTTGTTATTGGTGTAAATCCGATAGCTGGCATAGATAACTCCTTATATGTTGATGTTCCCTTTAATCGGAACATTCGGTTGTTGTGAAATAATCTGCGTCTCTAATTGCGTTTGCTC